ACAGATACTTGATCTGTGTGATGAAGTTACTGTAACATGCGAATTCATGAAAAATTATTTTGACGAAAAAATGGGTGTTAAAAAATCAACAGTTATACCCAACTACCTATCAAAGTGGTGGTTTGATCGTTATTATAACTTAGGAGATTTAGTTAAAAAATACGAAAAAAATAAAAAGAAACCAAAAATTTCTATCTTTGCTTCAGGCACACATGTTGATGTTACCAATAGAACTGGGCAAAAAGATGATTTTGAAGCTATTGTACCTGCCGTAATAAAAACAAGAAAAGATTTTAAATGGCAGTTTTATGGTTGTTATCCTTTGCCGTTAAAACCGTTTATTGATAGAGGAGAAATAACTTTTCATGAATGGGCACCGCTGCCTAACTTTCCGCAAGCAATGGCACTCTCTGATACACAAATAGCATTTGCAGCTTTACAAGATAACAACTTCAATCGTGCTAAAAGTAATATTAAGCTATTAGAGTCAGCTGCTCTCGGGATACCGTGTGTATGTCCTGATATGGTAACTTATAAAGATGCATTTTTAAAGTACAAAACAGGAGATGAATTTATTGACTGCATTAAAACGGCTACTAAAAATCAACATACGTACGCTGATTACTGTAAAAAATCACGAGCTTATGCAGAAGATTTTTGGCTAGAAGATGAAAAAAACCTTATGAAACATTATGAGGCTTATTTTACATCTTTTGGTTCCCCTGACAGAAAATATTTGCTTGAGACTAATCCTAAGTCATAATACAATAGGTAGTAGTGTATAGGAACGCATCATATAACCCACGAGAGGGTACTGTGTACCTTAGAACTTGGACCGAAGACGGAGCAAGAATTGATACTGAGGTCCCTTTTACCCCTTATCTCTTTACTGAGCAGAAAGACGGTAAAGATGCTACTTCTATCTTTAAAACACATCTTAAAAGACATTACTTCAAGAATACCTTTGAACGTAATAAGTTTGTTCAGGAAACTAAGAATCCGAGATTGTTTGGCAACCTACCCGTTGATCAGCAATTCTTAGTAGATAGGTTCAAAGAAGAGGTTCATAAACCTGAATTCAGTCAATTCCCCCTTAAAGTTTACTTTATCGATATTGAGACATATTCACCTGGTGCTTTTCCTATCCCGAAGTATGCTAAGGACCCGGTCAATCTTATTACGGTATTAGATACACTCAGCGGTAAAATTCATACCTGGGGTCTAAGAGAAGATTATAAACCTAAACTCGATAACATAACCTATTATTGCTGTAAGACTGAAGGTGAACTATTCGAAAGGTTTGTTAACTTCTGGAAGAAAGACCCGCCTGATATCTTAACTGGCTGGAACACCGAACAGTTTGACGTTCCTTACATTATTAACCGCGCTAAAAATTTACTTGGTGAAGACTTCATCCGTCAGTTATCACCAGTCGGCCAAGTTCACTACAGAGAAAACTTTGCCAAGTTTGGTAAAGAAATGGGTAGATGGTATATCTCTGGGGTTAGCTGTTTGGACTACATGGAGATTTACAAAACGTATTCAAAAGGCGATAGAGAGTCGTTCTCTTTGAATTATATTTGTGAGTACGAACTCGGTGAAGGCAAACTAGCTATTAATGCTACAAATCTTTCTTCCTTATCTGAAACGGATTGGGAAAACTTTGTAGATTATAACATCCAGGACGTTGATCTGCTTCGTAAACTCGAAGAGAAACTTAATTACCTTAAGATCATTCGTTTGCTATCTTATAAAGGCTGTACAAATTTTGAGAGAGCTTTAGGTAAGGTATCAATTGTGACAGGTGCTATGACACTTCAAGCACAGAAACAAGGGTATGTTATCCCTACCTTTAAGAATGAAACCGAAAGAGAATCTCTCGAAGGTGGTTACGTCCGGGACCCAGAAAGAGGACTTAAAGAGGCTATTGTATCTTTTGACGTTAACTCCCTATACCCAAACACCATTATCACTCTCAATATTGGCTCTGAGACTAAACTTGGTAAAATTGTAACCGGTGATCCTGAATACGATAAAGAGGTTGAGATTAAACTCGAGTCAGGTGGTATGTTTAAGATCACTGTATCTAAACTCAAGAAGTTCTTAAAAGACGAAAACGTAGCTTTATCAAAGGCCGGTGTTTTATATTCTCAAAAGTTTAAAGGTGTTTGCCCTAACTTGATTAATAGTATCTACGAAGAGCGGGTGTATGCTCGGAACGAGATGATTAAGCTCAAGAAGACAAAACAAAAAGATAAAGAGACAGTTGGTAAGATTCAATACTTTGATACGCTTCAGTATACGCTAAAGATTCTTCTTAACTCCATCTACGGTACGTTCGCTAACAAGCATTCCGCCTTCATGGATATTGATAACGCTTCGTCGATTACTTTAACAGGTCAAGCCGTTGCTAAAGCTGGTGGTGCTATTGTAGATGCCTGGGCTAAAGAAAAGTTCGGTATCGATGAGTCGCTCATTATTGCTGGTGATACTGATTCTCTTTATACTACAATTCAGCCTATTCTCAATAAGCTAAATTTGCCCCTTGTAAAAGACGGCTCTATTACTCCAGAGGCTCATAAGATTATTAACGCCATGGAAAAGCATCTTAATACTGAGATTATTAACTGGGCTAAAACTGATCTTAACTCTGCAGATCCTCGATTTGTTTTCAAACGAGAGGCTATTGCTGATGTAGGTTCCTTCCTAATGAAGAAACGCTACATTATTCATATCTTAGATGAGGAAGGTGTTCCTACTAATAAATTTAAATACGTAGGTGTTGAACTGGCCCGATCAACAACCCCTAAGGAAGTAAAGGCCTTGATTAAGAAAACTATTGATACAGCCTTCTTAACAAAAGATGTTAAAAAGACTAACGAAGTGTTCCGTGAAGCTTACGATCACTTTAAAAACCTCGATGTATCTGAAGCAGCCTTCCGTAAAGCTGTAAAAGAGCTCGAGAAATATTCAGGCGGAGCTTCACTTCATAAATTTAACCTTGGTACGCCCTGTCATGTTAAGGCTGCTCTAGCCTATAACTTCTTACTGGAGAAGATGGGCATACAAACCAAGTATGAAACTATTAATTCTGGGCAGAAGGTCAAGTACTTCTACGCTATGAAGAACCCGTATGGTTTAGATGCCGTAGCGTTTACCGGAGAGTATCCTAAAGAGTTCCACGAGATTAAAATTGACTACGACAAGATGTTCGGTAAAATTGTTGTGCCACCTATTGAAGCTGTTTACGAAGCCATCGGATGGAGAATTCCTGTAATCGGCAAAGAAGTTCAAACAGATTTATTTGATTTATTTGGAGATTGATTTATTATTACTACTATGCTTATATCACACGAAACACCTGTATCGTTGCTCCCTTATTCTTGGGGCTATAATGACTATGATTACTGCTTGGTGCATTTATTGCCTGAGAACCAAGCATATAAAGACTTTTATTTTAAGTCAGTAGGCTACGGACGGAGAGTTCTTTTAGACAATTCTATCTTTGAGTTAGGAACAGCTTTTGATCCTGATCAGTTTGCCTATTGGGTTAAAGAGCTTAAGCCTTTTGAGTATGTTATTCCTGATGTATTAGAAGATACTGCAGGCACTTGTATGTCAATGGATAACTTCCTGTCAAAGTATTCTGATCTCCCTGGCCGTAAAATTGGTGTTGTTCAGGGTAAAACATATCAAGATATTGTTGACTGCTACCGCTATGTTGCACCGAAGGTAGATAAGGTAGCCATCTCTTTTGACTATTCTTATTATCTTGAGAATTGTGATTGGTCTCAGATTAATGTTCCTGGTTTTGTTAAGAAGCAGGAAGAAAATAAATGGCTCAAATATGCTGTTGGCCGGGTTAAACTTCTCGATGATCTCTACGACGATGATGTGCTTGATGTCGATAAACCTCACCATCTCTTAGGTGCATCATTGCCCTGGGAATTTGCTTTATATGCTGATAATTACCTCAGTGAATATATTGAAACTATTGATACTTCAAATCCAATTGTGGCGGGTATTCTTGGGAAAAAATACGAACCTGAATACGGATTGTCAGAGAAATGGTCAGTAAAGCTTGTTGATTTTATTGATGCTGAGTTGTCTACACAGCAGATTTACGATTCATTCTGGAACATTACACAGTTTAGAAATCTATGCCGGTAAACAAACGCACCTGGGTCACTTTTTTTTCTCAAACGGGATCAGAAATTTATAAAATTTCGAAACAAATTAATCGTGTACCAGATATAGTTGTTACCAACAAAGCAAAAAATGAAATACTTGATATTAATCCTGATTTATTTGATGAATATTTAGAAAGGTTTGTCTGGTTACCTAAAAAGCCAACTGTAGAAGATTATAAACAAACTATTCCTGAAGGTGCTTTTGTTACTCTTCATGGCTGGTTGAGAATTATACCCCCTGAAATCTGTGATATATATGAAATTTATAATCTACATCCTGCACCTATACATCTTGAAGGTTATGAAAAATATAAAGGAAAAGACCCTCAAGTCAGAATCTTTGAAGACAAGGCAAGGTATTCTGGAAACGTAATTCATGAATGTATTGCAGAGCTTGATGCAGGGAAAATTTTAGCTAAAAATCATTTTGATATCTCTGGTTTTGATCTAGATATGGTATTTAAATTAACTCATACAAAAGCTTCAGAACTTTGGAGTAGCTTTTTGAAGGATAGGGTTTAATATTAAGAATTATGAGAGTTTCATTTTCGGGAGCACAAAGTACTGGAAAAACTACTTTACTGAATAGGTGTAAAGAAGTTTATAAGGATTATAAATTCGTTGATGAGGTTACTCGTTATGTTCGTCGGACGTATGACGTTAAGATTAATGAGATCGGTGGAACTGAGACTCAATTATATATTTTAGCAGAGCATATTAAGAATCATCTTAAACCGGATGAAAATTTAATGCTTGATCGTTGTATCTTAGACGGTTATGTTTATACAAAGTATCAAGTTGTTAATGGAAAAGTGTCTGAGCAAGTTTTACATGCTTTTAATGGGGTATATAGTGTTTTAATAGATAAACTTGATTATATCTTTTATACTGATCCGTCGGATGTAAAATTAGTAGACGATGGCGAACGTTCAGTAGACTTTAAATTTAGAGATGATATTATTGATATCTTTGAAACTTTAATTACATATAAAATGTCTCCTAAGAACAGAGAAAAAGTTATTCGACTTAAGGGATCTGTAGAAGAGAGAATGAAAACTATTGACACATATTTAAAACAATGAGTAATAACCTAACCGATATCGCAGCTAAAACACTTGGCTCTTCAGCCTCGTATGCAGTTTATACTGACCGTCATGATGCATCACTTCTTAACCCAATGCCTAGAAAACTTGCCCGGGACGGGTGGAGTATTAAGGGAGATGAATTTGTAGGTTATGACACCTGGCATTGCCATGAAGCTACCTTCCTTCTCAATAACGGTGCACCTATTGCAGGTACTTTAAAGTATACCTATTCATCAGACTCAAAGTATATGGTTGAGTCGAAATCTGCTAAACTATATCTTAATACTTTTGATATGTGTAAAATGGGTCAGTCTGTTGATACAGCTATTCGAAATTACGAACTTCAGGTTAAGACTGATCTTGAAAAGGTTTTAGAAACTGAAGTTGACGTTAAGTTTTTTAAGTCTGGTGAAGATGAAAATGGTATCTTCCCGATGTCAGGTTATCTCGATCTTCAAACCTTTTTAGGTAGAGATATTGAAGATTTAGAAATTACTGATTATAACGCTGAACACAATCATCTCGAATTTGAAAAAGTAAATTATTCCGGATTTGGTTATAGTGTAAAAGATAGTAAAGCTCTTTATGCAAATAGATTTTTTACTAATGCATTAAGATCACGCTGCCGCCACACAAAGCAAAAAGATACTGGTGCAGCCTATATTTCTATTAACACTCTTAATTCGGTTATTAAACCTTGCTCATTATATAAACAAATCATTTCGTTAAGAGAGGTTAATGAGTTTCATGAGTTCTGTGCTGAAAAACTTTATACAGAAATTATGAAGTGCCCTGAAGTTGATTCCTGTGCAGTAACCTTACTTTACTCCCGTAGAGGTTCTTTAGATATTAACCCTTGCCGGGCTACTTCTTTTGATATGCTGCCACCTGTTCTATACAATACAAAATATTACACTAAAAAAGCTATGGGACAGTAAAAAGAAGTTGCAACTTTTTAAAAACAAAAATAATATATTATCATGAGCAATAACGAAACAGCATTTATAGTATTCTTTGATTCAGTAGGTAGAACAATTCTTGGTGAAAGAATTAATTCTGAAACAACAGAGCAGACCTTAACAATTAAAAATCCAGCTGTAGTACATATTCTACCAAACCAACAAACAGGTCAATTACAGCTTCAAATTTTACCTCTATTCTTTAAAGAATTTTTAGCTGATAAAAACGACGCAACATTTTGGAAGTATAATAGAAATCAAATCACAGAGTGTAAAGATATTGCTTTTGACTTTAAGTTACAAGTTCAATATCAACAGCTATTTGCACCTGCCCCTGCAACAGCTCCTGCACCACAGCAGCCACAAGGCTCACCAGAAGTTATTAAACTTTTTGACGAATAGTAAGTTGCATTTCTATAAAGGTCACCGACAATAGAGGTATGGCTAAAAAAGACGATCCTCTTTCCGGGCTTAAAGATATCTTTAAAGCAGTAGACGACCTCAACCCAGATGCAGCAGTTTTAGATGCATCGACACTGTCAACCGCTGACGATTGGATTGATACAGGTTCATATGCCCTCAATGCAATTATCAGCGGTTCGATGTATAAAGGCATCCCTGTAGGTCGCATTACTGGGTTCTCTGGTCCTTCGATGGCCGGTAAAACTCTTATCATGAATAAGATTATGGCTAATGCTCAAAAGAAGGGCTATATTGCTGTTATCTGGGACTCTGAGGTCGCCGTTGATAAGAAAGGGGCTGAAGCTGTAGGTATGGATCCTTCGAAGACAAAGTACTACCCAGTTGAGACTATTGAAGATTGTCGTAACCAGATTTGTACTTTTCTTGATAATGTTATTAAAGCAGATAA